GGCTTGACTTTGTAAACACCGTGAAAGCCTTTGAAACCATGTGCAAGAAATGGCCTAAAGTGACTACTAAATTAGTAGAGGACAAAGCAAACGGCCCAGCAGTTATTTCAATGTTGCGAAATAAAATAGGCGGGATTGTTGCAATAGAGCCGGAGGGCTCAAAGGTTGCTAGAGCATCGGCGGTATCGGTATTGTGTGAATCAGGCAACGTTTATTTACCGCACCCATTATTATTTACATGGGTTAACCAATATATTGAGCAATTGGCAAAATTCCCAAATGACGTACATGACGACATGGTTGACGAAACGAGCCAAGCACTCAAACGGTTGATGTATGCAAGAGAACACGACCTAAAACATGAAATTCCTGATGATTTACCTGACGACTTAAAGAAAGACTTAATAAATGACCCACAAGCATTACAACACTGGTTAAAAGAGCATGGGAGGTTATAACCTATGGACTTACTAAAACCCTTTAAAACAGTAGCGGAGAAGGTGAGAAACTATATGGGCGAACAAGAAAAATTATACCAAGAGCAAGAAAAACTAGATAAATGGAAACGGAGATTATCCGATTCATTATCAGAACATGATACATTTAGGGCGAACTGTGGTGTATGGGATGCACTCTATAACTCAACAAAAGCAATCGGACCTAACATAACTAAAACACCAATAAGCAACCGAGACAGAGAAATAAAACCTGATAACGCAAGACAAGTAGTTAATCTCACTTATCAGCTTATAGAATCTCAAATAGACATATCCGTACCAAAACCAAACGTACAACCTTGCGAATATGACCAAGACAACGAACTAGAAGAAAAAGAACGCAACAACATGATTGAAGGTATGCTTGTTTATATGAGTGATGGTGAAACACTTAAAAAAATAACGTCCGAAAACGAACGTATTGCTAAGAAAAACGGACTATGTATATATAAAGTTTGCTATAACCCAAACTACAAAAGTCATAAATACATAGGCATAATAGAAACTACTAATCCACATCCAGCGAATGTAATACCTCAAAAAGGTGTTTTCCGTGTTAAAGACATGGATTATCTATTTCATATTGAAAATCGAACAGTAGATTACATTTGCAGAACATACGGAGAAGAATTAAGAAATCAAATAGAAAATGAAAATGCAGAATATCCAAATATTGATGACTTATCTTCTACGAGTTCCACTATTCAAGATAAGAACAATAAACTTTCAGTAGTTGAATGTTGGTATAAAGATAAAGACGGAGATGTTTGTTTACTGACATGGGTAAATGACATCATTATACGAGACATTCCTAAATTCTTTTACAAGCGAGATGAAGAAAACAACATAATTGAATTTGAAGAAATAGAACTACCACCTATAGATGATGGCATGGGTAACTTAATACCTCAACCATCAGCAAAAGTTCCAGTACACGCACCAAAACAGTTTCCTTTTATTATTCAATACAATGTACCAAAGGAAAAATCATACTATGGGAAATCAGATCCCGAAATTATATATGACCAACAAGAAGCAATCAAGAAAGTATTATCAAGTCACGAAGAAAAGCTAATCAAAGGACAGACTAAAATTATAACTAGAACAGGCACAGGACTTGTAAATAAAATGAATGATGCAGTTCTTCAAGTTTTAGAAACAGAAGATCCTCAAAATGACATTCGAGTAATAGACATGAAAACACCTGAAACGAGCTTGCTTGAATACTACAGAGTAATGCAACAAGCGGCAAAAGATGCCTTAGGAGTAACAGAAGCATCTCAAGGTAGAATTGATACAGGAGTTCAAGGTGGCAAGGCTGACTTATCAGGCAGAGCATTAGAAATATTAGCAGCAAACACCGCAGGAAGATTAAGCACAAAAGCATTTGAAAAAAATATAGCTTTTACAGAACTTTATCAACTATATTTTGACTTTATACTTGCGTTCTATGACGATACACGACCTTACAAGATAGAGGGCGACGACGGTAAACCTATATATGGGTATTTCGACAAAGCCAAACTTATAAAACAAGATGATGCAGGAGATTGGTATTATCCAGAATATGAGATACACATATCAATAGATGCAGGACTTCCAAAGGACAAGCAATCAATTCTTAACTTTATGATGGCAGCAGGCGATAGAATGGATAACATAGAATTTTGGATGGTAGCTGAAAGCATAGGTATACCAAACGCCACAACTATATTAGAACGAGAGCAGAATAAAGAAATGCAACAACAACCACCACAACCACAAGGAGGTGTTTTAAATGGAAACATGCCCGCTTTGTAAAGAATCTTTAATTAACGGTAAAGATGGGCCATTACAAATAGAATATAGTCAAGAAAACTTAGCAAAGTTCAACGAAGGAAAAATAACCCTCAACGAACTAAATTCAACAGCTAAGTTTTTTTATATGCGAAAAAGATTGTGTAAAAACAAAGGAAACGAAAACACCTATACAGACGAAGAAAAAACAAAACTAATGAATCCGCCTTGTGCTAATTATTACGGTGTAAGAGGTGGAACAACTTCAAATCCTGACGTTATAGTTGAGGAGATAAAAATATATGATGAGTAATTAGTGTAAAAGCACTTTTTATATTTACCAATAAAGGAGGTGTAATTATGGATAAGAACAAAAAGCCAATGCCTTTAGGCGGAGTAGTCAAAATCGGTCAGACACAAAGCAAACCTGCATCTGAATCTAAAATTGTTTACGGTTCTGACTTGAGAGATGGCAAGAAAAGCAAATAACTTAATATCGCACGAATAGCGTAAAAATCGAAAGGAGATAACCAATGTTATTTAAAATATTCCGACCGTTTTTAGAAGCGGATGATGGAACAAATATATCAGGCGTAAACGAAGGAGAGCCCGCCGACCTCCAAGATGATGATTTAAATAATGAAGGCGAAAAAGATTCTGACCCCGCCGACCAGAATAAATCATTTAAAGACGACCCACACAACAAGGAATTTGCAGAACAAAGACGCAAGGAAGCACTAGATGCCGAAAGGCAAAAGAACGCTAAACTTGCCAGAGACTATGATATTGCTAAAAAATATGGCGGAGAGTATGGAATATTTTCCGAAGATGATATTGCTGCAAAATACGGAGCATCTTTAGGGATTTACAATTTACAACAATTTGAAACCGCTTTATTAAATCAGCAGTACCAGGAAAAAGGTATAGACCCTAACATGATTAATCAACTTATAGAGTCTCATCCTGCAATAAGACAAGCGAAACAATCTCAAATTCAATCACAACTTAAAGAAGATTTTGAGGAATTAAAAACTCAATTTCCTGAAAGTGGATTAAAGAATCTTGAGGATTTAACAACCCTTCCAACCTATCAAGCTATATGCGACAAAGTAAGGAAAGGGTACAGTTTAGCAGATGCGTACGAAAGTACCAATCGTGCTGAACTAAGAAGTAAGCAACAAGCAGCAGCTAAACAAAAAACTTTAAATAACATCAATTCCAAACAGCATCTAAATACAGAGGGTGACGGTTCAGGTGATGTTAATGATGTGCATATTCCAGAGGAAACAATGAGAATGTACATTGACATGGGAATGAGCAAAAAACAAGCTCAAGCCCACTACAAAAAACTATATAAGGAGTGAAGAAAGATGTTTAAACTTGTTTCAACATATGACGGTGCTGGAACTATTTACGATACGTTCAAAGTAACCGCTGAGGAAGCAATAGCAGACGGCGAAACCTTAAAGTTTGGTTCTGGCAGAGTAACAAAGGCATCTGCGGCTGATGTAGTCAGGGCAGTTGCAATACAAGCAGTAGCGGCAAGCGCATCGGGAATATACCCGGATGGCGATTGCATTCTTGTAAGAGAGGATCAGGTATGGGAAGCACCTTACACAACTGCAAGCACTGGCGTTCCTGCACCTGGAGGTGCATACAGAATTGCATCAGACGGGCTTAGCGTAGACGCTGACAATGCAAGCGGGAAATTCCTTGTAATATCGGTTGATACAACCGCCGCAACTTGCAAGGGTAGATTCTTACAGGCGTAATAACTGACTAAGGCACTCAAAGAGTGCTTTTTTATGCGAAAAAGGAGTGAAATAAGATGGTAATTACATCAACCGTAGGTAAGATAGACGCTACTATCGGACGCTTTGAGGGCCCGATAATGGCTTTTATGGAAAGAGAAGAGGCGGATTTCGCTAAAAATTCGCTTCTCAAAGAACTTTACAACGTAAAGACTTCAAAGCACTATTCAGAATCAGTCGCATCAATGACCGGTATCGGCGACATGGTAGCAACAGATGGGGCAGTGCCTTATGACGATTTTGAGGAAGGTTATTCCAAGACCTTCATTCATCAGGTTTTTAAAAAGGGTATCGAAATCAAAAGAGAAACTATTGACGATGCTAGAATCATCGACATGGAGAATCAGGCCGGC